CAATTTGACCATCTTTCTTTCTTGGTACATAATCATCTGTTACATTGGCTGTGTTCTTATAGGATAATATGGTACTGATTTGTTTTATTACACTACTCATTTGATAACCTCATTAGTTAGTATTATTGATTAACTCGGGTCACTTCATTGCTTGCCGAGAGGCAAGAGAGGGGCGTTCTTAACAGGCAACCTTCAATTCTCTGCTGGCACGGCACCCCTGCCCAGTAGAATTGGAGGGGGACTGTTGAGTGAGTTTCCCACACACCCATTCTACAGCAAGTTTTCAAGAATCCACATTATTTTTTTTAATTGATTTCTAAGAAGCAGTACACGTAAATTCCTCTATGGATATAGCGACACTTAGTTATACTACTCTCCTATTTAATATACATCAAGTCTTAGTGGCTACTCTAAGAGTACTCTAAGTAGTATATATATAATATATATATAGCGTGGGTAGTAAATACGATACAATAAAGTCTGATTTAGTCTTTCCTAAGTGGTCTGGAGAGGTTAGTGTAGACAGTTTAAGGAGGAAGCTAACAAATGCCGAAGTTCGGAAAAAGAAGCAGAGAAGCCCTAAAAAGTTGCGACAATAGGTTACAGGCAGTATTCAATGAAGTTATCAAAACAGTGGATTGCTCTGTACTTGAGGGTCATAGGGGTCAAGCTCGCCAAGACAAGTTTTATGAAGAAGGTAAGAGCAAGGTTAAATATCCCGATGGACGTCATAATAGACTCCCCTCTCGTGCTATCGATTGTGTTCCTTATCCTATTGATTGGAATGATAGGGAAAGGTTTACACTATTTGCTGGGTTCGTATTAGGGATAGCGACAAAGCTTGATATATACTTACGTTGGGGAGGAGATTGGGATAGAGATTGGTATGTACACGACAACAAATTTGATGATTTCCCTCATTTTGAGCTCTTAGATGTACCAGGTAACGATTAAACACAGAGATAAGGGTACAAGGTCATACAATATATTTACAGAGAGAGAAGCAAAAGAAGAGGGTATCGAGTACAAGTATTGGAAGGACGCTGATATTGGCGAATACGCTCTCAGCGATGACAAATATGTCGCCCTCGTCCTTCAAAAGAAAACTTATGAAGCGAATAACGGTCTTAGTAATACATACATTCGTCTACCTTTTGGTTATGCCTTTCATAATCCTAAGTATCCTGGTAAAAAGTTTAATGCAGAGGGTAGAAAATCGCATCACACATTATCTGGAAAACCGCAATTAGAGGTTAGAAAGGGCTCCACTAAGTGGAAAAACCTTGCTGTAGCCTATTCTACTACTTTTCAGTATGATATTGCAATAGATCTTGTATTTGATTCAACAACCCCATCGGAAAGAAGGACGTATAAACGATGGATGAAGACACAGGAGTTTAAAAGTATGGTAAGAGATGAGCTAAAAGGACTACTAAAGGAGAAGGGTTACGGGGAATCTGACGTAATAGACCTCTTGACAGAAGCACAAGGTATGGCAAAGGAGAAAAAGGATCTTACTAACTTCATACGTGTTATAGAAAATATACAGGATATGCTTGGAATGAAGGATAAAACAGTAATAAGGACCACAGACACTCTCCAAGCAACCCAAACAAAGCGTCTTTTAGATGAAATAGCTGAAGAAGAGCAGCATCTTATAGGGCAAAGAGAGACAGTAGAGGTAAAAACCTTGGGTCCTGACGATCCAGGTGATGAAGATGGCTGAAGATTATGAGGCATTGTACGAAAGGAAGAAAGCTCTTGCTAAATTACAGAAATCTATAGCTTTATTTGGTAGATACTGCTTTCCTACTGCTTTACGCAAGTCTACACCCCCTTTTCACCATCAAATATACAGATCAATACGTGACCAGAAGTTAAAACGCGTACTTATAGCTGCTCCCAGGGGTACAGCTAAGTCCACTGTCATCTCTTTATTGCTTCCTTTACACCGTATAGCCTTTAAAAGAGAGGACCAAGAGGAGTTTATTGTCATAATCTCCGAATCTCAGGCACAATCTATCAATTTCTTGTCAAGGATAAAGTATCATCTGTCGTTCTCGGAGCGATTTAAGGCTCTTTTTGGTGATATGAGCTCTCAAACTGCTCAAAAGTGGACAAATTCCGATATTATTACTTCAAATGGGACAAGAGTAGTAGCAGTTGGTACTGGTCAGAGGGTTCGTGGGTTTATTGAGGGCGATACTCGTCCAACTTTGATCATTGTTGATGATTTTGAGTCAGAATTGAATGCTTTTACTGATGAAGCAAGGGCAAAGAACAGAAAATGGATGACAGAAGCTGTTATTCCTTCATTAGCTGATGATGGTAGGATAATTATGATAGGAACAGTTATATCTGAGGACTGTTTCCTATACTGGGCTAAGGAGTCTACGGCCTGGAAAGTGCTGTGGTATAGTATAATTGACGATGATGGCGAAAGTATTTGGGAAGAAAGGTTCCCACAATCAAGGATAAATGCTATAAAGGCAGAATACTCTTCTGTTGGGAATATAAATGGGTTTTATCAGGAATATATGAACATAGCTCAGTCACCCGATGAAGCCCCCTTTCAGCCCAAATGGATCAAAATGCACCATTATGACTTCAAAAGAATAGAGGGACAGCCCTGTTTAGTTAGAAATGTTGGTGATGAAGAGAAAATAATACCTATTGAGACGTATGGAGGCGTAGATCCTGCTTCTTCTTTATCGGCTAAAGCTGACTTTTTTGTTGCTATTACCATAGGAATCGACCATGAAGGGAACAAATATATTGTTGATTTGTTTAGAAAGAGGATATCTCCAGCTGAGCAGCCTGATGTAATCATAGATATATGGAAAAAATACAAACATAAGAAGATGAAGATAGAAACTGTTGCATACCAGGAAGCATTACGTGCAGCAGTAAAGAAAAGAATGCTGGAAGAGAACATATATATCCCAGGATTAGAGAAGGGAGTAAAGCCAAGAACAAGGAAATCAGAGAGATTGCTGTCATTAGTACCTATGTTTGCTAAGGGTGAGTTCTTTTTTAGGCCCCAAGACACAGAAGCACAGGCAGAATTTCTTTCTTACCCCAAAGGAAAGCACGATGATGTGATGGATGCGTTATGGACTTCTCTCGAAGGAGCAAGGCCTTGTAGGATTAAAAGTTTAGACCCAGATGAAAAAGTGTCTAAATATCAGAAAGTTCTTGATTGGATGACATTATAAGTTTTAACTTTAAGAGAATGAGTGTATATACATTAAATAGAGGTTTGTTTTGGCAGTTTATGACGCTCCTTTAGAGGGAGCACAAGAAGAAAATCTTAATCCTGACGACCTTGATGCAGGAAAAGGCGAATCTGGTTCAATAGAAGAAGAAACCCGTCGCCTCTTTGATCTTTATAAGAACAAGAGGTATGATTGGGAGGTTCAAGCCAGGGAAGACCAGGAGTATCGATTAGGCCGTCAATGGACGATAGAACAGGAAAAGAGCCTAAAATCAAGAGGGCAGGCTCCGATTGTTGTTAATAGAATCCATCCAGCTGTAGAAACAGCAAAAGCACTCCTTACTTCTAACAGACCTTCGTTTAAGGTTTCCCCAAGGGAAGATTCAGATACAAGAGTAGCGAATGTATTAAATGCTCTACTCACTTATATGTATGATATCTCCGACGGAAGGACTGAAGTACGTAAAGCGGTTGATGATTACTATGTAGCAGGACTTGGATATCTATTAGTTTATCAAGATGGACAGGCTGATGGCGGTAAAGGGGAAGTAAAGTTTCGTTCAGTAGATCCTTTCGATGTATACGTTGATCCTAACTCAAGAGACAGATTCTTTGAAGATGCAGAAAATATTATTGTATCACGTATTTTTACTAAAGCACAGGCTAAAAAGTTATATCCATTATATGCAAATGCTATTGATTCAGCTTCTGGTGGGGAATATACTACTGATCAGATTGTAACAGGCAATACTGATAATACAGCAATAAAGTTCCCTGGAGATGAGAATACATTCGAATCAGATACTTATGTCAGAGGTTATGAAAGATACTATAAAATTCGTGAAATAGCATATCGGGTCCATGAAAAGTATTCAGGTAAAGAATTAAGACTTAACCAAGAGGAGTATCAACAATACCTTGAAACGGAAGTTGGTGTACTTGGAGAAGGGGCACAGACTCAGGTATTTGAGGGCGAACAGATAGAAGCAAAGAAAGGACAAGTTGCACAGCAAAGAGACCAGGTACTTAAACAAACAGCAGATCAAATAGACGGTGGTATCGAGAAACAAGCGTCAGAGCTTGAGGTGCAGTATATTGAAAAAGAGAAAGAACTCAATGAGTTGTTGGAACTGGGTGAAATAGTCCCAGACAGGGCAGAGCTTGAACTTAGTAATTTAAGAGAGCAGATTGACAAACAAGTACAAGATGCTTATAATCAAGCCCTTGAGAGTGCAGGCCAGGTATCGGAGATACCTACTGTAAAAATGGCAGTTAAGGCTGGACTCATAAAGCTTGGTTTAATAGAAGCAATCCCCGTAACAATAACTAAAGTTAAGATGTGTGTTGTAATTGGCGAGACTTATGTGTTTGGAAGAGTACTTCCATCATCAACGTTCCCGATAGTCCCAATATGTAATTTACATACTCGTACTCCATATCCAATGTCAGATGTGCGTATGGTAAAAGGACTACAGGACTATATTAACAAAACTCGTTCACTTATTATAGCACATGCAACTACTTCAACCAACATGAAGGTTATGATCCCAGCTGGTTCAGTCGATATGGCTGAATTCGAGCAGAAATGGGCACAGCCTGGTGTAGGTATTGAGGTAGATTTTGATATGGGGCAGCCTGTCGTAGCCAGTCCAGTACCTCTACCCAATGAACTCTACCAAAACGAGCAAACAGCCAAAAGCGACATCGACCACCAACTTGGACTCTACGAAATGATGATGGGAAATTCCCAAGCTGCCCCACAAACTTACAAAGCAACTATTAGCCTGGATGAGTTCGGACAGAGAAAGATTAAGTCTAAACTTGCTGATATTGAAGCTGGGTTACAGATCCTTGCTAAGGTTGCAATCCCAATGATGCAAGAATTATATCAAATGGATAAGGTATTTAGAGTTGTTAATCCAAATAACTCTATGAGTGAATACGCTATAAATAAGCGTTTATATGACGATAAAACAAAAGAGATACAAGTTTTTAATGATATTACTGTTGGAGCCTATGATGTTGTATATGTTTCAGGTTCGACACTTCCGTCTAATAGATATGCGGAACTCGAATTCTACATGGAAGCATACAAAGCTGGGCTCATTGATAAACAGGAAGTTTTGAAGAAGACAGAGGTCTTCGACATGGAAGGAGTACTTCAAAGAACCGATGTTATTGCTCAATTACAGCAACAACTCAAGTCAGCGACTGAGCAACTTAAGAAATTAAGTGGCGATATGCAGACGCTCACACGTGAGAATGTACACTTGAAGCAAAAAGTAGAGGTTGAGAAGTTCAAGACTCAACTCGATTCAGTAGAAAACAAAGCGAAAGCTGCGGGAACACTGTTCGACAAGAGATTGGGCGATCAACTATCATTGGTTGAAAAAGAAGTACGGGATGCAGCAAAAGAAGCCAGCAAACCTCCATCCGCATCTAATGGAGCTGCTAAAAGGAAATAAAAAATGGAAGCTAATAGCCAACAGGTTGAACCACAACAAGAAGCCCCCCAACAGGAAGTTACTCAGGATGTCCCAAGCTTTGAAGCTGCGATAGACAAAGAAATAGCTGAACCTCAAGGGGCTACCTTCGAAGAGATAATAGGGGTTACCGAGCAGGAACCAGGTCAAGTACCTGTACCTTCTGAGGTCGCACCCCAAGGTAATGATCAGGTTAGGTATCAATACTGGCAGTCAGAGGCTGCCAAGCTCCAGAATCAATTAGCTGAAAGAGATGAGATTCTGAAGCAGCAAACTCCTGTGATAGAGTATGTTACCCAAAATCCACAAGTACTTAACGGAAGTGCTCCACCTCCTCAAGCTGGTCAGCCAGTGCAAGAGGCTAAGAAGGAAGAGGAATTTCCTCCTCCACCTCAAAAGCCCCAACCACCAGCTGGATACAGTAGAGAGGATGCGTATCAGGATGCAACAAGTGATAGTGCGAAGTATGATTCACAGGTAGAGCAATGGAGAGATGATATGCAGACATATAATCAGCTCCACACATCCTACCAGGTAGCTACTATGCAGGAGACTCACGATAAGGAGATCTCAGAACTTAGGAAGTATGAGCAAATGAGACAGCAAGATGCGAGACAACGATCAGAGCTTGACAACGCCACAAGATATGTTAAATCCAGGTATGATCTTGGAGGAGACCATAATCTTAATAGGTTTGTCAATGAAATGAATGATCCTAATTCAATTAACATGGATGATTTAGTAGGTTATTGGAAACATAAGAACGGGATAGTGGACTCAGGTCCAATGCCAGTTCAGAATTCGCCCCAACAATCACAGCCAAGTCAGACATTTCAACAATTGAAAAGAGGTCAATCAGTTCCAACTCCGATGGGTGTTCAAACGTCTGCTGGTAATCAGGCAGCTGATCCTTCTAATAATTTCATGGCATCTCTTATCAATGAGGAGAAACGTAGTAATTTACTATAACACTTAATGATGAGGTATTGATATGGCAACATATACAGGTACTGGTCAGTATAATGTTACTACTACTCCAAATAGTCCTGGTTGGACAGGGCAGAGTATTGATAGTCTTAGACGAACTTTTGGAATCGGCGATACGGTTCATGAATTAGCTCCAGAGACATCAATTTTCTTTAGCTATTTGAGTAAGTTAGGTAAGAAACCTACTGACGAGACAGTTTGGAAACCGATGGAATATCGGTCTCAATGGCAACGTCGCAATTTTGAAGCGAAGGTAGCTAAAATCACAGGCGGGGATGATGCCCAAATAACAGGCATTGCTGACCCAACTGGTTCAGATGCTACTCACTTTATGCTATATTGTGACTACAATCATCAGGGGAAACAGGTAAAATCAACTGTTCAACCCGATGCGTCTTCTTATATAGGGTATGCTCCTATTTATATAACTAAGAATCAAGTTCTTAGAATAAATGGAATATCTTATAAAATAACCGCAGAACCCGACTATTTCACATATTCTTCTGGTAGTGTTGGCGACGTGTCAACTAAAGCCGCTGCTGGTGTAGCATACGGATATATTACCATCCCTATCGCGAATATGATAGTTGTTTCAACAGGCTCCGCATTTGCTCAGCCTGCTTCTGGTGGATGGGATGAAAAAGGTCAGGTTATCGGATCTCAATGGGGTGAAGCTACAGGTGCTCCTGAGGGCTGGAGAGATGAATTGAGTGATGTGGAATTTTTCACACAGATATTCAAGACATCTGTTCCTTTGATGAGTGGATCTATGCAGGCTACCAGGTATCGTGGCTATGCAAATGAGTGGAAACGTATCTATGGAGAGCATGTCAAGTCCCATAAAATGGATCTTGAAAATGCTTTCTTATTTGGCTATGGTAAATATACCAGTGCTGACGTAAGAAACTCCTGGGGTATCGAACCGTTCATCCGAAACAAGGGTGGTAAGAAGTATGAATTAGCATATAATGGTACTGCTGCTGACTCAGCAGGGTATGATGTTAGTGCTGGTTTTTCTTACGACGGAATGATTGACGTCATGGATGACTTTATGAATTATGAAGGCGGAAACAGTGGTCAAAAACTGTGTCTAACTTCACGTAAGGTTATCAATGCATTACATAAAGTTGGAAGTGGAAACTTTCTACAGAACTCGTTTGATGCGACTACAAGTCAAATCTTTCAAGCTTCTTTGGAAGTTAAATCTTCGAGCTTCATGCCTATTGACATCACGTCTATATCTACATCATGGGGATCTATGAATTTCATAGCTCATCCATTGTTTAGACATGACATGGAAGATACGGCAGTATGCGTTGATTTAAGCCATGTGACAATGCGGCCACTTGCTGGAAACGGGCATTCACGGGATACATTCGTAGAAACGAATATTCAAGACAATGATATCGACGGAAGAAAGGACCAGATTGTTACTGAAGCTGGTCTTGAGGTACTCTTCCCAGAGACTCATGCTGTTGTAGACTTCGTAGCTGGCGGATAATCAAAAATCTGAGAGGGGGCTCTTTATGGGCCCCCTTAACGAACAATGACAATAGCCACACACATACTTGCGAAGCTCTTCCCAGATCCTAACAACAAGGAAACGTTTGTTAGCGATCTAACTAACGAGGTTGCCCTTGTAAATCAATCCCTTTGGGAGGTTGCCAATATGCTTCCTGTCAAAGATCTTATTAAGGTCGCTCAAGACCCAAGAGAAGGTGGAGATGCTGGTACTTCGATTGGTGTAGATGAAAAAGTTCTTCTTGTTTTAAGAGATGATATAGCATGCAAGGAGATAAGCGTTGAAGATGCTTTCAGAGCAAAGGATAGTGCTAGTATCCACTATGCAACTGCTCGTTCTCCTGTATTTTGGATTACAAAGCACCCAACAGAAGCTTACCCTTTTGTTTATGGGTTCCCTACTGGATGGACAAAGTTGAATATATTTACCTACAGGAAGGAAACTCTTAGTGATCTCTCTGGAACTGCCTTTGCATATATACCTCCTACAGCTTATGAGGCAGTATATTTAATGTCAGCTATGAAGATTATGCAGCAGAAGCTATCTTATATGGCTAATGATGAAGAAGATGCTGAATTATATCAGATATTTCAGGGTAATTTACAGCAGATAGAATTAGCCTTAAAAGACTCAATGAAACTCCTTTCGCCTAGAGAAGGGCATCAGGAGAGAGAAAAATGACACTTAAAGAATTATTAGAAGTAGTACAACTGCACCATCCTGGGCAAGGCGAAACAATGATTCGCCAGGGTTTAAATAGGGCACAAGATAATTTTAGTGCTAAGACAGGAATACTCAAGGCTACTGCAAATGACACAACAGTAGTTGCACAAAGAGGATATACTTTACACGATGAAATGCTTGAGTTATACAGAGTAGAACTTGATACCGAAATGATTCCAAAATTAATGGGTGGAGCTCTCTCTATCCCAATTGGAGATGTAGACGATGAGGCAGGGGTCGGTTCTTCAGCAACACCAATAACAGCTAAGGCAAAGGCTGATAAGTATGCCTGGTATCTCGATTGCAAGACGCTATATATAGTAGAAAAGTGTTCTGCTACTGCAGACTACCTTTATGAATGGCAGTCAGTTAGTACTGCTGGGATGACAATTAAGGTATATTATACCAGAAAGGCAGCTAAATATAGCTCTGGTGATTTAACTTTAGTATCAGAACTTCCTTCGCAATTTCACGAGGCATTAGCTTTTAAAGTGATCTCTGACTTTTATAAGTTACCTGGTGAAACATTCAATTTGCAAGTTGCATCATATTTTGATCAGGAGTTTGAGAAGGAAGTTAGAGAGGGTAAAAAATACGCTAAACGAGGCCATCAGAGAACTGGCTTCATTCAACCTTGGAGTTACTAATGGGATTTACAAGAGATCCATCGAGCTTATCAGGCTTTTTAGAAGGCGGAGTAGAAATTAACACACCAGAGTTTGTATCCTGGGATAGAGATGTCTTAGCACAAGGCACCGATTGGGGTCTTGGACAAGGATGGCAACTGAATATTAACGCAAGTGGATCTGAACTTTCATTTAAGTATGGTTCAGAAGTCCCTTTTGCAATAACTTCTGATGGTGAGGCTACACTAACTACTTTAGCTATGCCAACATTAAAATTAGATATATTAAGTTCATTACCTGAAGCCGCCTCATATCAATTAGGCGAGGTAGTGAATGTTTTGGGCTTCCTGTATGTTAATCAGGATGATCCTTCATAAATAAAGAACAAGGAGAAAGAAAATGGGCTGGAAAAGAATATTAACAACTTCCGATACCGAGTTCGTTGAAGATACAGTTGGAGCCATGTTCACTGGTAATACAGAAACTGGCATAACTGTCTCTTACGATGACAGTGCTAATGACATAAACTTAACGGTAGCGGATACAACGGTTGCAGGAGATACTGGTTCAACAGCAATGACTCCTGGCGATACTCTTACTATCGCTGGAGGCACTGGTGTCACGACTGCAATGAGTGGAGATACTCTAACTGTTACTGCGTCTACGCAATTGTCTACAGAGAATGTTGAGGATATAGTAGGTGGTATGTTAGATGGGACTGAGACTGGAATTTCGGTTTCGTACGATGACGATGGTGGTGCTAATATAGACTTCGTTGTTTCTGATACAACCGTAGCTGGTGACAGCGGATCTACTGGTATGACACCAGGTGATACACTAACAATTGCTGGTGGTACCAATGTTACAACAGCTATGAGTGGGGATACCCTCACAATCACAGCGACTGATGCATCGGCAGCAACTACATTCCAAGTTGAAGATGACAGTGGAGATGAAGTTACTATTAGTCATGCAAAAGAATGGGCTATACTTGGAGGTACAGGTATTGGCACTAATTGGACAGATACATCAACTGGAAGTGACGGCGACCCTTATGACTTGACTATTACTAATGATGGTGTAACTTCTAATGTAGCTGGATCAGGAATTAGTGTTAGTGGTGCAACAGGAGCGGTAACGGTTACAAATAGTGGTGTTACTTCTAATGTAGCTGGAACTGGTATATCAGTATCGGGAGCTACAGGTGCAGTGACAGTTACTAACTCAGGTGTTACCTCTGCCGTAGCAGGTAGTGGTATATCTGTATCTGGTGCGACAGGAGCTGTAACTGTAACTAATTCTGGAGTAACAGCTTTATCTGCTACTGCTAATGAAACAACAGTAAGTGGATCTACAGGTTCTATCAGTATAGGATTACCAGATGATGTAACAATTGGTGGTGTATTAACTGTTACTGGTAATTTAGTAGTAAATGGTACTACCACAACTGTGAGTTCGACAAACTTATCAGTAGAGGATGTATGTATCTCTCTTAATACAAACAGTGATGGAGATGACTGGGCAGGAAGTCTTTCTGCAGGTGACTCTGCCATATTGTTTGCTGGATTAAGTGCATCACCTGCTGTAGATGAGACCATAAAGTTGGTTTGTGATTTTGATGGTTTTCAATTCGATACTGGTGATGCAAGAGCTTGCTTAGCGGTAACTCATGCAAATAGTACAACATTTGGTACTTCGAATTCTATTACTCAAGGTACTCTTGCTCATGTGAAAGCTGCAGCTTATGTCTATGATGACACTCAGGGTACTTTGATATATGACTCTGGTAATGGTGTCCCAACAGATGGAACAATAGTAGCAGCAGCCGATGAGCTGTACATTTACTTTGCGTAATGTCTAAATATGCACGGGATGTAAAACAAATAGTAAAAGAAGCTGTAGTCAAAGAATCAGTATCAGGTCTTAAGCTAACAGTAAAGGATACTGATTTTTTGCTAAAGTTGATTATGCGTTCTCAATTTGAAGGTTCAGAAGTTGAGCAAGCGTATATGGTAATTAGTAAATTGGCCGAAAAACATAGGAGGAGCCTTGAAAGTTGAATTAACAATAACAGAGTTATCAATGCTTAATCAAACACTGGAGAATACATCAGTTAAGGGAAAGGATACTTTGCCTTTTTCTGTTTTATTTACCAAGATAGAGAAAGCACTAAATAAAGAGATAGAGAAAAATGGCGGACCTGACCAAGTTGTAGGAAAGTAAAATGGCAGGCTGGAAAAAGATTTTAACTGCCTCTATGAATAATACTACATCAGATGTTAATATGATGTGGTCGGGTAATACGTATGGTACCAGATGTGGAGTTATAGGTAACTATTATGTTGGTAATCATAGTTTAGGATCAAGTCCAGATGAAACGGACTTTACAGCAGATGTCCTTGACATATCCTATTATCCATACTTTAGAGTCCAAAAGGGATGTAAAATAGTAACCATTGGTGGATGTGGTAATACTAATTATTCTACAAATGGCTGGGCAGCGTCATTCTGGCTTGTAGACTTTGATCATAATGATAGTGATGCAGATACTGTAACTCAAATTGGTCATGATTTTACTTGGGCTGCTGGTATACAGGAAATGGGAAACTTTGAAGAAGATCTTGGAACCCCAGTTTCTGCAGCTGATGGGAATATTATAATCCATTCTGTAAGAGCAACATCTGGTTCAACTAATAAATACTTCTACTTCAATCCTTCTATAACGTATTTTATGGAACGATAATGATACGAAAAGTATACGTTACTGGAAGTGAAAAACTTGATGATTACTTTAGTGAACTTGTTGAAGCAGTTAATATTCTTACGGGAGATGTAAGAAGTGGAACACCAGGTGACAGTTGGACCATTGTTCAAATTAAGGCTTGGCTTGACCAAGAAGATATTGACTATAATGGGACAACTTTAAAGGCGGACTTATTAGAATTATGCCAGATCACATAACAGCAGAAACTCATAGACGCGAAACCAAAGAGCGTCTTGTTCGTATTGAAACAATAGTAGATCGTATGGAAGGTCATCTTACAAGGCTTAATGATAGGACAAGAAAATTGGAAATCTGGAGGGGATGGTTGGCAGGAGCCATAGCAACAATGACAATAATAGGAACAATAATAGGAGTAATATAATGGAAGGTTTAGGCGTACTACAGGAATTCCTGGAAGAGAAAGTATTCAACGATGAGACTAAAGCTAAGCTTGTTAAATCTTTAAATGATGCTGTTGATATACCAATCATTTCAGAGAAGACCGAAGGAAAGATTATCGACTCGATGATATCGATTGTATTTGAGGTATTTAAAAAGGTCCTACTCGGAAAATAACAGTGGATACTCCAGACTCAGACGGAATGTCAGTTTATGCTGATCTTGTCTGTGACCCTAATGCTGGAGATTTGCTTGATAACCTTGGCATAATAGGAAATAAAACTTATCCCGATGGGGTCGATAACTGCGTTAATTGCGGTTACGAAAAGTTAGCGAATCTTGAGGTTCTTGGGGCACACAGTAAACCTCTTTTTTATATATGTAGGAAGTGCAGTCATTTGCATTTACGGTACACAAGACCGTATACTATGAAGTGTATATTAAAAGCTGAGTCACTCTATTCAGATCCAGAGTCTTGGGATATGCCAAAAAGAAAGGATTACGACTGATGGATAAAGCTGATTTAGAAGGCGATACCAGTCACGGTAAAAAAAATAGGATCTATGAAATAGTTGCACATTACCTTGTACATGGTGATAAAGCAGCTGATATACTTGGTATAAAAACACAGACTCTTAGAAGGTATCTACGGAGAGCTAAAGCTCTCGGATTAGATGTAGAGAGAGGTAAGGTACTAAGTGATATAGAAGCTAACTATTCAAAAACAGAACTTTTAGCAATATCAAAAGGTGCTAGAATATTACCTGGACAACCTCCTACACCAGTAGTAGAATTTAATGGAGAAAGAACTCGTATAGGAGTAATGGGTGATATACACTTTGGCAGTAAGTACTGTCTCTACCCATTGGTCAATAAAGCATTCAAAGAGTTTGAGAAGGAAAATGTTGATATAGTGTGCCAAGTTGGAGACTTAACAGAGGGAATGTCAAATAGGCCAGGACAGATCTATGAACTTTCCCATTTAGGCTTTCATGAGCAAAAGAAGGTAGCTATTAAATATATGAAGAGATGTCCAAGGCCTCTTTATATGATAGACGGAAATCATGATAGGTGGTTCATAAAGTCTAACGGAGCTTTAATAGTGCCTGATGTCTGTGATGCTATTGACCATGCTACCTTTTTAGGGCATGATGAAGGTAATCTTGCTTTAGGTGACAATGCTACTGTTAGATTGTGGCACGGTGAAGACGGGTCCAGTTATGCAGTATCTTATAGGATCCAAAAAATAGTAGAATCATTAACAGGAGGTCAAAAGCCTAACGTGATGTTTTTGGGGCATGTGCATAAAAGTACGTACCTTTATGATAGGCATATACACTGTTATAGTGCAGGTGCCTTTCAAAGGCAGACAGCTTGGATGCGAGGTAAAAGACTCTCATCACATACTGGCTTTTGGATAGTAGACATTTATGTAAACGAAACAGGCGTTAGTAAAACAACAGGAACATGGTACCCATTTTATGCTTGAAGTATTTGCGGAGTACGGGGCAATAGGTGTAATGATTATGCTTTTTGCAGGACAAATAGTGTTTTTACAGAAAACATTGACCTCTAAATTGAATGAGATAGAGTCAATGGTTATCAAACTTATAGATAGATGGAATAAGTCAGACGATAGATATGAGAGACGCCACGAAAAGGCAGTTGGGGAAATGAATAGATTGACGGATGACCTGGCATTTTTGAAGGGCAGAATTAATGGTGGAACCAGGGGTTAGACAATGCCACGTCAATTAGCTGAATTAAAACAGTTTGGTACTGGGATAAAGAGTTCTCCGTCCGATACGGATATTCATCCAGAATCTGCTATTTACAGTAAGAATATAGATCCTATATCTGAGGCTGGAAAGTTAAAAGGTATTAAGGAACACTTGAAAGTTCTTCCTCTGGATGGTAATTTAAACTTTATTATTATACCGCCTTGGGATGGCTCTGCTAATGATGGAGCTGGTAACTCATTTCCAAATGGTACCACAAACGCTGAGGAAGAACTCATTATATCTATAAATAATGTTACTGTCACTGAAAAGGCACTGTTTGATACATCTGCTAGATTAACTAATACAAACTTTTGGACCAGCCTTGAAACTAAGCTTGAGACTGCCTTTGGCGATTTAATTGGTGCTACTTTAGGTAGAGCTGCTAATGATCTAAACAATACATATACTGATGTTGACCATTATAGTTCAGATGGTACTGCATATTCATCTTCAGATGACTCAGTTGCAATAACGGGCACTGATCTACAACCATATAGACAGATTGGTCTTGAGTTCGAGTCAACAGTTGCTACTGTTGATATGTATGTTACCTGGAATAAATATGATGCGAATGGAGTGTCAAGTACGTATACATATTATGTTTCAGATCCATACACCTCCAGTGGAGAACTTATTAACTCATCAGTTACCTGGAATGTTGTATTAGATGATACTTCATATCTTGAGATGAATGCTACAGAAATGGAGTCGTTTAATGATGAAGCAAAGAATCATATTGCTTTCTATAGCATAACTCCTAATGATTCTACCAGCAGTACTGGAAGTGCTACTACGTATAGAATGAAAGTATTTAATGATGTTTATGGCGTTAAAACCATAGAAGACAAATATACTGCAGACGATGGGGGCACAGATGTCTATTACGACATACCAGGAACTCCAGCAGATGTAAGCTTAGAAAAGAACAATGCACAGATATATATTGGGACAGGGAATACTCTTCAAGCGAAAAGTAAGTGGTTTGGAAAGATAAAGCATAAGCAATTTGGTAATGCTATTGATGGGTATAGACTTACTGATTCAGAGACACTTCCTATTGATAAGGGAAGATCAGTATTTAACCTTGATCATATTGACTATGCATATGATGGAGAATATAATACGACTAATTACGAAAGAAACTGGGATCCAAGGATAACCTACGGAATATCCCCTGGGATGTTAAAGTTAGTACTTTTTTTAAGTGACGGTACAGAAGATAGTGCCTCCAATACAAACTTAGGTATGCAGAAGCAACCTACTTCTATGCTTACTTTTTCTCCGAATATGATTTATGGATCACGTTGGCTTTGGGATGAGTTAAGCGTATTTACTGGAGCAGGAGACCCAGGAGCTGGAGATGCCTGGACTCCTTCTGGATCAGGTGATACGGCATTAGCTGCATGGACACATAATGGAGCTGGGCATACTTACTTTTGGGCAACAGATAAAAACGCTAATAAAATTCACGTACTAAGCAGTGATGCCTCTGGTTTTCATCCTCATGATCCTAATCAATATGTTTACGACCATACTGTTCCAATATCGCTTACAGCAGATTTTGCAAATAGTTCTCAATCTCCAGTTGAGGGATCGAGACCAACTGATATTATAGAAACTTATGGAGACCAGGCTACAACTGGTAATACTATAGTCTATGTTCTCTTTACGCAAAAAAGTGATACAGCGTATACCTTTGATGAGGAGTTTTTATACTATTTTAATCCTGAGTCAGATATATCTTGGAATTCTTTAACAGTTACCTTACACGAATGTACACCCCCTACTCCTAAATTAACACACTATGGAACGTGGAGAACAGGGACTGGTGGATATTTTAATGAACATTTTTATCCTAATTTTGGCAAGAGAACTCACGACTATTGGGCTGGCACTTACAATGTTAAAAGTAACTACTTTTATTGGAGATATAATGATAAGGTAAATGAGCCAGCCACTGGAGCTCCAGAGGAGCCTGGTGGTGCTGCCAGTGGTGATACGGCACATGAAGGCGTAAAAGGTAATGAGTGGAAACATAGTCGAATGCATACCCAACCAGCTAATACAGCACAAATTGGTAAGAATTTAGGTTGGGATGGAGCTGAGGACTATCTCATTACTCCAAGAAGAAGAGGTCTTATAGATTTAAATGATGGGCATAATTCAATAGGTCTTATAGCACATGTAAAAGGAAAGTTTGTTACTAATGGTGGTTATTTTGGTAGTACCCAATGGAGTAATTGGACACCTCGTTATAAGTATATTTGGGCGAATGGTCATACAACTGAACAATATGACGATGTATGTATGTTCAATATTAACCCTAATCATGTAGGAGTTAGACATAGACAAATTGCTGAAGGATTTAAAAGAATCAATTTTTATAACGATGGGGAATCTCATACAGCAAGTATAAATCAAAGTGATAACACTAATGGGAATCATAGTGACAGTTATAACGCTGCTTGTGATAGAGGCATTTGGATGGCTGGTTTTGGATATAATAATGGATACAGCGAATATGATCACTATATCATTAAGTTTGACAGTGCTTCTGCCTCTACTGGATTTGATGGTTCAAATGAGATAAATCAAATGCCAGATGAAGTAGCTGGTATAGCTTCTATGAGCAGAAGGATTTTAGATGTAGTCAATAGTGGGACTTCAGTCGCTCAGGGAGCACATAAGTTTTGGGCTGTTCTCCAGGGGGATGATGGGACAGAAACAGTACTTGGTAGTTGGAATATGAATTTTCCTACTGGTACAAATGTTAATGCTGGAGAAGGTCGAGGGAACTGGACAGTAACAACTGAGGGATGGACTCCTATGATATTCAAAACACTTGGAACTCCAGCTATGGCTGTCGCTACACCGCATAACAGTGAAGCTTACAAGACAGAAGCTACAACAGTGACTGGTGTTGACTATGCAATGCAACTTAGTGCTACTCAAGGAGAGTATTTCATAGGAAGAGGTACATGGAAAAACGCTGGTTATACAGGTACATCTGGTTTTATCCCTCCAGCAACAGCAGATTTAAACGCAGCTACTCCCTATTTAAGTTATTATGAGAAAAGTGAGCTACCTTATGGATTGTCTTTTACTAATGGAGACGTTGTTGATGATCCTGATGCTTCTGCTAATTTTGAGAATGGTGTTATTTATTACTATAAACTATCGCTTGTATATGACGGATTCCAAGAAAGTCCATTAAATACTTTCTATTTTAAACATACTACAGGCGGCGGTAGATATGATACTACAGTTGTTAAGATACGATTAAGTCAGCCTCCAGAAAGATGTTCTGCTATAGTTGTATATAGAAAGAACAGCGTAGAAGAATTTTATAGGATGATTGGAGAGAAAAGTTTCAAAGGTGGATTTGGTAAAGTTGACGATGAATACTTTTCAGTTATGGTGGATGATGGGAATCTTGGTGCCACCTATGAAGCTATTACAGGAATGCCAGAATCATTAAGAAATACAAGTGTAAATTATAAATTGAGTTGCTCTGCTGGTGGATATTTAGTGGTAGCTAACTGTTATCATAAGGACATTGTAAATGGTCAAAACTTTATCTTTAGGTCTATGCCTGGTAACTTTAGTGTATTCCAATGGTCAAAAGACTTTTGTATACTCCCGAATGAGCCAACAGCGATAGCATATTGGGCAGGAAGAATCTTTGCGTTTGACAAAGCTAATATGTATAAGATCGATTTAAATACACTTGCTATTGAGGATATACACGAAGGAGTTGGTTGTTTTGGAGAACAGTCATTTGTTATAACTGACTATGGGATGTACTTTTGCGATGCTAATAATATGTACATGCATGACGGAACCAGGATAACTCCAATAGGTAACGATATATTAAAGAATTCTAAGTTTGATGATCTTGGTACTGAAACAAAAGCGTGGCACAATATAGAGCATGCATATGATCCTTATGTACAATATGACGCATTTAACCAAAATGTTATGTTTCAGTTTGAAGATACTGATGGAGAATACGGATCTTGGAATTACAATATTCCACGCAAAAGGTGGGATTTAATTGATATACCTAAGCCAAGGGCTTCTGTACAGGGCAATTTAGGCGAATTATGGCTATCTGACAGCGATTATATCTATAAATTAGGTGAAGGTTCGGGTAGGAAGAAATTCGACCATTATACGCCATCCTTGGACTTTGGTTTTGCTACAGTAGATAAGCGATTGAAACGTATGAAGATTGTTTTTAATAGTGATACTGACATTACAAAAGCAACTTATAACATTAAAATGTTTGCAGATGAAACTGAAGTTGACCTAACTGAGGCGACAATTAAAGATGAAGAGAATGTTAGAACGTACAGGTTGAAGGGTTCTGTAGTAAGACGTGCTAAAAAAGTGAGACTTGAGATAACAAACAGTAATGTAGAAATAGATTCAATAGGAATCTCATACAACACAAGAACGATTAAGTAATGCCTTTTAGACCGAAGCTTGGCGTTGTAAAGAAAAACGCTCCATCCGTATCAGATCCCGCAATGAAACGGGTTGTTGATACAATATATAAGGATATCAATTCTCTTTCTGACTCTCTTCATTTACCAAGTGGAACTCATACATTTCTTCCAAGAGAGGGTAAACCTGGTGATATAAGATTATACGAAGGTACTGGTAATGATGGGACATCAGGATACTTCTTACAAGGCAGGGTAAAGGATGGTTGGGCTTCTGTTAAACTAACTCTTGAAACAAGGAATCCAGAAAATACTGATACTAGTGCTGTTGCGGGAGATATGAACCCAGCACATATTACAAGATATGATGTTACTCGTCATAATATTGATTTCAATGGTGACATGGGAACAGGAGTTGGACAGGTTGCAAGAGGAGACCATACACACACTCACTGGACGGATTCAAATATTGTAGGATTAAGTTTTAATGAGGGATCTTACGCATTCGGTGGTGACTTAGAACATCTTGGAACTATACATTTTCCTCTTGCAGACACAACTGACACCACTAATGTAACTCAAGTAGATCTTGATAATAGTAGTGCTGGGACACTTGCTTTTGCTGCTCGCGTTGATCACAAACATAAACTTGATGAAGATATAGAACCTATTTGGACGGGTGGAGAAGGGCAAATACATACATTTGGAGAATCGGTTGGTGCAGGTACTGGAATGACAATTAAAGTATATGGGAAGGGACAGGGTCTTGATTCTGACCCAGCTATTGATGTTTCAGGAAATGTTTTAATAGATGGTGCATTAACCGTAGCATTTGCTGAGTCAAACACTGGTCAGACAGTTATGTCTGGAGATGTTTTTATGAATACTGCAGACAGTACCACGTACACTACAACTGTATATGGTGAAACTTTAGTAGAGGCTCCTGTTAAAATATATCCCTGGAAAGGAACTTCTCCGTATAATAAGACAGCTCTTGAGATTAGAGGCCCTGCTGATACTGGATATGGTCAACTTAGAATAACGGATTATAGTGATGCGAACATGTACTTTGACCTAAAGGTTGATACAAGCGGAAATCTCCTTGTTGATACCATAGGTAACATACAGTTGTTACCTGAAGCAGGGACTGATACACCAGGGCAGGTACTACCAAAGCAGACTTTACTTACTGACCTTGGGGACTTTAACAGAATGTTTAGGTCCTTGTTTGTTGGTGAGATATATGCTGAAACTCTTGTAGCACAAGATGTACTTGCAACAATCGGGGGAAGAATTAGCGTAGCTCCTACAACAATGCTGGAAGCCCCGATAGATATGGAAGCAACCTCCATTAGCGTTAGGCATAATATATTTGATACTGGAGACTTTGCTATAATGAAGTCTGCTCCAATGGGACTTCCACAGACAGAGATCTTTGAGATAACAAATGATGGTGCATGGGCAAACGCTGATATCTCCACAGAAGATAACCTATTAAATCTGGAATACGGGACTGAATACGACGCATATCAAGACAGAGTAGAAGCAGACTGGGGTATAAGACCAAATGCAAGGATAACAGTAGATACTGGAGATCCAGATATATCTGGTATATTAGAAGATGGTCAATGGATACTTGTATCTGGAACAGGTGGACATGCATACGATGATCCTCCTGGAATAAATGGTGCATATAAAGCACTAATAAAAACTGCAAATCCAGAAGGTATTGATACTGACTATGATAAAGCACCTGATCTTGAATTAGGACAAATTGATCTTAGAGTTCCAACCGATGTATTTGAGACTCTTGAAAACAAAGCTTTTGCTGATATGGTAGTAAATATAGGACCGTACACATATAATGTGAATAGAAGTGTAGCTAATATTGGTCTTGCTAATCGTTGGCAATCTGGTGATGCTATAATGAACCTTGGTCATGAGGAAGGAGATGGTTTTATAGAGCTTACATCTACTGAAACCGCCTATCAAGACCTCGGGCCAGCGATAACTTTGTATTCAAGAGATGATACTGAAGATCAGGAATGGAACGATGCTATACCAGTAGTGTCATTTGGGCAATTAAGAAGTTTTGTTGATTATAATGAAGGTGATCTCTGTGGGATGGCGATCGGTAAGAATCTTTATACAAGCTCTGCTGATGGGTTTCAAGGTATAACAGCTGACCCAGTTAAGGGTGTAAGGCTATTTAATACAGAATTGAAAATGTATACAGGTACTGATTTAATGGTGCATCTTGAAACGGATGGTAATTTTAGGATAGGAACTGGTTTAAGTGTAAATGATCCGATAGTATATGATGCATCAGGTACAAAGTTTTCCTGGGATGGAGCAACCATACGTGTAAAGGGCAATATGGAGTTTACAGAGGGGGATCAATATGAGCAGTTATTTGGGGAGGATACTCTTTTTGACTCTTTATCAGTTACTTTAACAGGTGCTTATCAGTCTGCTGATGCTGCTGTCCAAGCTGATGCTGATGCTGCTCAAGAGGATGCAGATGCCGCTCAAAACGCTGCAGATGCCGCCGCTGCTGCTGCACTTGCAGCACAAGAAGATGTTGATGATATAGGGAACGATGATAAGGTTACACCAAGCGAGAAAGAAATTGCATATACATTATATACTGCAATAACCAATGAATATGCTGGTTATACAGCTCAAGGAACAGATTTAAGCGTATCTACTACCGCTTATGATACCGCTTATAACGCATTAGTAGTTTACATAGGGACCACACTTGATCTGTTTGATGATATGGCTGCAACAACTACTATAGTTAGGGCTACTTGGAATACAACGTGGAATGACTATTATAATGAAAGATCAACTCTTCTTACTGCAATAGCCGACGCTATACAGGCTAATGTAGATAGTGTGCAGGATAATGTAGACAGTGTAGAGAGTAATTTAGTAGATGCTGAAAACTGGATTGGTAATAGCCTTACAAGTCAGATTCCACCTGGAATTGGTTGGGGAGGGACTCTTAAAATAGAGCCTCTTAGCAGTGCTGAAGACGATGAGCTTGTATCTCGTGGTCATGTTAAAGCTGTAAAGAATAGCTTTGCGACAGGATTTGTATCATTACAAACAATGACACTTGATTCGGATGAGGATCCACCAGAATTTACTGATGTTGATATAAATGCCAATAATACTCCCTCTGATCAGCAGACTTTTACTATTTTAAGACCAGATGTTGTTTTGCCTCTGTCTTCATTTACAATACAGACCCCCTTCCAAGCTCCAGATAGTGAAGGAACAGACTTCTCTGATTTTGGAGTAATTGGTACAGATAACACAAATCTTACGATGTATCTAATGTGGTCTGTGGATACGAGAGATTCAAGATTTACAGGTGATGATAGTTTAGGGACCTATGTAGTTCAAGGTACTGATACTATAAGAGACCATATTGTAATGGTATTTCATAATTCTGTAACTGGCATTTGGTATGCAGTAGGAGGGGGATTTGGGATAGAAGGAGATGATGATAATCTTTATACAGCATTTACTCCGCTATCAAGTGATGTCTTATTATGTGCATTCAATCAAGCTTCTGATGATGGGGGAATAGAGTGGGCTGAATTCCTTTACCAAGCTGAATCACCACAATCTTCAGATTTACAATATGCTCAGGCTATTATACAAACAACTCTTGGAACTGTTGGGGCTGTACCAGCTGGAAGTCTTACTGGTATAGAAGGTGGAGGTGTAGTTCTCGATGGAGGAATGGAAGTTACAGCTCAGGTAACTGCTGCTGGAGATGATATAGAGGGTTCAGAAACATGGTTTTGGAATCATTCAACAGGAGGAGTAGATCCCGTTAAAACTGATGCTCAAAAATATAATGGTGACTATTCTTTACAACTAGACGGTGCTATATTACCATATGAGGTAAAAAATACAAGAGAGCAAGGGACTGAATTTAACTATATACCCTGTGTAACGGGTATGAAAGTAAATCTTTCAGCACGCGTATACCCTGGTGCAGCTGGTGGTGCCAGTATAGGGCTGACCTTTTATAGTGCTAATAAAACTGTACTTGAGGTGGTATCTGACGCTGTTGGAGATGTCCCTTCATGGGGGACACCAGGGGAGGCTGGAGACTGGAGATATAGAACTGGTGCTCACACTATTAGATCTGCTTACGATGGGACTGAGCCTGCATATTTTGTAGTGACTTTAATTTCAAAAGTTGGTACAAATGGAGTTAGTCATTATTTTGATGACGTAAGATGTACAATGGAAGTAGGACTTGCTTTTCCTGTTATACCAGACCAAACAAGATCAGGATTATACACGGGTAGCGACTTCTTAGGATTTTGGAATAAAGAATCTACTATAGGTGGTGGTGATGGAGCGTGGAAAGTATACATGGATGACACTGGTGTATTCCAATGTGGTACAACTACAGCCCAAGGTGACAATTTTCTGCAATGGACTGGTTCTGCTCTAAATATAGGAGGAGTTGTAAATGTATTAGGTGGAGGAGTAACCGATGGTAATGATGGATTTACATCATTTGATGATATACAGTCTGCTTCTGTAAACTTTAATAGTGGCAACGATATGAATGGCGATGTTCTGGGTGCTCCTGGAATTAATAATGATGGAACTGCTATAGACCATACTACGAATACTGATTCCAGCTGTGATATATCTTTTGAGTGGACTTGGAACTTTAACGAAGACATTTTAGATGGATTTATAATTTGGGTTTATCGATCTACATCATCAAATGATGGTTATACTATAGGAGATTCGCCAGGATATGAAACAGCTTATTTTGTTCCGTATGATAGAAGGTCTATTATACTTCAAGGACTTCCACAGGATTTATACTATACTTTTGGAGTGCGAGCCTATCGAAGTGTAAATACTAACATTTCTTCTACTGGGTTTATATACTCAAATATGGTTCAGCCTGTTGCTACTGATGAGAACCCTTATTATCCAGTTGGTGATGGTGTAGTTGAATTTGATGGTGATATTACTGGGACGATTGATGGAACAGGAGCTACTGCTGTTGTAACTGGTGCTGCTCTTGGTGATTCATCAAATCAGGATTCCACAGCAACTATATTAAGTGGGAATCATACTGGGACTGTTGGTAATGAGACAACAGCGAATCTTATTACTGGGATGAATAATGCGAATACTGCTCACGGCTGGGGAAATCATGCGAGTGCTGGATATGGAACTGGTACTGTTAGTACTTGGGGAGATTTAGGAGATTTAACAGCGTCTAATAATGTATCTATAGACGGTGGCAGTGTTATACTTGGAAATACTAATGGCTCAGCTATATACTCATCTGGTCACAATACTTTTAATTCAGGGACTGCTGGCTTTTGGATGGGAAGAACTGGTGGAACTTTTAAGTTTGATATCGGATCAGCTGGAGTTGGAATGCAATGGACTGGGAGTAAACTTAAAGTACAGGGAGTATTAGATGCCTCTTATTGGGAGGCTCCATCGCTTACTGCAG